AATACTTTAGATGCAAAAGGATAAGTCTTTTCCTGAGCTACAAAAACAAACTCCTGAACATCATATCCAGCCTTCTGCATACCTCTTCTATACCAAGCTGCTTGCATGTCATAGCCATACTTCTTTACTGACCTAGCAAACATATAAGGTTCACATGACTGGGTAGTCTTATAGTCTATGACCACAATGCTGTTCTCAGTATCACGACTAATAAGAGGGTCACATATAGCATCAGGTCTACACTTACAAAGCACATCATCCTCATACCAGTAAAAACTTGCTTCTGCTATTTTGCCCTTAGCATTAAGATAAGCATTACCCTCATAGACCATATTGTCTCTCATGCCCTTTATAGTCTCTAAGTCAGCTTCTTTAATTACAGTCATGCCCTTCTCTTCACATTCTATCTTCTGCTCCTTGTAAGCCTTTGTATAAGGTGAGCCTTCTAAGACTGTTATCTCTTTATTAAATGCATCTATGCCTTCAACTAGCATTGAATGAGCAGCAGTTCCAAAGGTCATAGCTGGTGTTGTCTCTTGCTTATATTCTAAAGCATGAAGCTGGGACTCACCAAACCTTCTAATGAAACTACTACTGATACCAACATTAGCATGATAGTCCTCATTGGGTATGTCTTTATATATCAATGCATCCCAACGTTTTTCTGATTCATAGTTCTTTAGTTCTTTTATCATCATCTTTGCTCACCCATCAGGTAAGCAATCTCAGTTAATGAATCTCTAACTGTATATTCCCTGTTAGCTGTTTGTACTTTGTTCTCACCAGTCAGGTAGTCTTTGTAGTAACCCCTGATTTGTCTCTTTGTTAATATTAAAGGTTTAACCCTTCCCACTTCGTTTAAATGTATATCCATTACATACTCCCTTTTTGTAATAAGTAAAATAACCAAAGGCAAACCACCATTCCTAGCAGTGCAACCCTCATCATTAGTTCATGACTCATAAATCAACCCTCCCTCTTGTTTGCTTTATGTAATTTATATAAGTCCTTTGTGTATTGAATATGCTCTTGCATATCTTCCCAAAGCTCGTTTTTAATCTCTTGCTTGGATTGATTATCCATAGCACCAAGAATCTCAATGTCAGACTTATTAGGAATCCACCATTGATAGTTCATTGACTTGTATGCTGGAGATGGTTCGCCAGTGGTTTTCCATCTCCATTCAATCTGACCATGTTCTGTATTAGCGTATAGGTTCATTACTTGTCACCTTCTAAATAAGCATCTACTATTCTTTCAAAGAACTTAGAAGACCATTGTGTATAAAATACTGATTTCAATAACTCATAATGCTCACCCTCTTTTCTTATTAGAGCATCATGTAATTTAGGATTCTGATTAACAACCTTAGCCAATCTTTTTACATAGTCAGCTTTAGTTGTTTGATTTCCTCTACCTCTTTTTCCTACTCCTATCATTACTTACTCCCCATAGTTAATTGAACTTCATGTCCTTGTTTGATTAATCTTGCTTTCTTTTTTCTCATGACTGTTAAGTCACTAGTCTTAGCTGCTAGTGCCCAACCAAAGTTAGGCACGTTTACTTGTAGTGTGTATCTAGTCATTATGCTGACTCCTTTAGATTATCTAAATCAATCCAGTCAATAGCATATACCATTCTGTCTCTATCTAAACAGTAATCATATTCATATATAACCTTGCCCATTAAACTGCCTATAGTTCCTTCAGCACTCTCAACAGTCCATCCATTTTTATTTAATAGATTGATTGCTTCATCCATGTATATATATTCTGATATGTCTGTTGGTTGTAAATCATTACAATCTTTTTCAGCCCAAAAATCAGAATCTTCAACATGAAGATTAAATAATTTAATTGCTTCTATTTGGTTTTTAGTAAATGTTGTCATGTTATTTAACTCCTTAATTTTATTTAACATACACCTATTATACATAAATATATATAAATGTGTAAAAAAATATTAATTTATTTAAAAGTATTAAATTATAGGATTTAGAACAGGAACTGCACTTAGAGTATCAAGAGATTCTTGAAGTGAATCAATCTCCATAGTGTCAGTGATAACCTTCTTATCAAAGGTGAAATAGTTTTGTGAGGATGTATTGGATTTGAACAGGATTCGTTTGTGTTCATTATAGAAGAATACAAAAGCCAAGATATCACAATGATAGTTTTTATAAGTTCCTGACATTGACCTTGAGTTCTCAGCAGCAAAGACAAACTTCTTTTCCTTAGTTGCTCTTCTACTTTTGACTTGCACTGTATATTTAGCGTTGCCAAATTCTACAATTAAATCTGCAGGATGTTTTTCTTGGGTTGGAAAGCAAAAGTCTGCATATTCCAAAAGGAATGTTTGTACTAGGGATTCACCCAAAGCACCTAGTCTTGAATTATTTTGATGTTGGTCTGATGTCTTTCTTGGCATTTTGACATAAGGCTAACTGCCTTGAGTTGTGGGCTGCTCTATTAGGGGTTTGTGTTGCATACTTACTTCTAAGTATTTCCTCTGATGCTTCTAACCAGCACTCCATTTCCATAAGTGCTCTTGTATGTCTAAAAGCCATCCATCCTGTTATGCCCATTTGAAAGGTGCAATCAATACAAACTAATTGAGCCTTTTCAGGAAAACTTCTCCATACATGCCAGTGCTTGTCTAAGCTCTCTATGACTCTTTTGATATCATTATCAAGTAGATACATAGCTTCATCTTCTGTTATGCCATTCTTGTCTAAGCAACGACCTACGCCTATTGTTTTATACCCCAAGCTGTCATCATAAACATGACAAACTAAGCCTTCATGCTTTACTAGCATTTCTTTTACATTGTCTAACATATTATCTAACTTCCTTTTTATGTAAGTCTAATTCTGTTTGTAAGATTAAAACTTCCTTTTCTAATTCTATCACTTGTTCTTCTAGGACTCTAATATCAGGGAATATATATTTGTTTTGATTTGCTCTTAAGTTTTGTATTTCTCTGTCATTAAAGTCTATCTTTTCACTAATATTTGCATAACCCCAAACAGCTAAAGCTATAGCACCTATTATTTGTAATAAATAACTAAGAGAGATATTTAAAGTTGACTTATCATCAACCTTAGCTAGCTCACTCATTATCTTCCTACGCCTTTAACCCTCTCAAAAGACCTCATGCCACCCAAACCTAACATACCCATTAATACAGGTAGCATAGTAGATGTATCAGCTTGAGGTACGACTATTCCAAAGGGTGCTAGTAATGGACTGATTAGGAAATTAACTGCAAAGCCTGCAACACATACCCAAGCTGTTGCTGGTCTCCATGATGATTGAAACCAACTGCCCTTAGCTTCTTCTTTGTTTACTTCTATTTGTGCTTTTGCAATCTCATGGATATGTTTTTGCGACATGGTAGCAATTTCATGTGCTATCTTTTGTTTTGTATCAGCATCAGGAATGAACTTATCTAGTAAGTCGCTGACTGGTTTGATAAGTTTGTCTATCATATATTAAATTAAATAATCTTTGAGAAGAATCAATAACATTGATATAACTATTGTTGTAAGACCACCCTTAATCCAGTTATTTAAACCATTGATATCATCATCTAATCTTTCAAAGTGTTTAAATGCTGTAGTCCACCTTTCTGCACATTGTGTCTCATGTATTTGCAACGATGCATGAACTTCTTGGGCGGTCTTTCTTGCCATTATTCTTCCTCAACAACCTCAGCTACATCTTCAGCATTGATAGCTCTATCAAATGATTCAATTACTAAGTTTTTATATTCATTAGTAATTACATAGTCATCATAGTGCTCTTGAAGTCTAGCTAGTTTTTTACCAGCAACATTTAATTTAGCAGCTAAAGCCATTTGCTCTTCATTTAGGTCAGCAGCTCTATACTCAACATCATTAAATGTAATGATTACTGGTTCTTGGTTTTCCATCTTATTTTCTTCTTTACTCATTAGTCTCTCCTATAAGTTTATTAAAATTAAATTATATACTAAGAAATTATAATGATGAACTTTCATTAGCAAGTTTCTTTGCTTCTTTAACTTCATCAGTCCACACTGCTGTTGCAATGC